CATTATAGATCATGCTTTATCTTCTAAAAAGAAAGTGTGTGTAGAATGCAATATTACAGGTATAAAGTATAAAGATCATAACAAAGAAGAAGTAATTGTGTATATTGAGCATGAATATACAACAGGTCTCAGTAATGTATTTGGATCAAAAGAAAAGTGCTTAGAAAAAATAAAGGATTTAGAATGTTAACAGCTAAGCAAGAAAAATTCGCAGTAAACATAGCAAAAGGTATGACTCAATACGATGCCTACAAAGACGCTTATGATACAGAAACAGATGATAGAGCTACTGTAGACAACAATGCTTATGAGTTAGCTAAAAACAAAGAGATCACGGCGAGAATAGAAGAATTGCGTAATAAAGCTGTAAAAGACATCGAAATAACACTTAATGACCTATTAAAAGACCTAGATGAACTTAAAAAGAAATCAATGATTGATAATGATAGATCTAATGCAATCAAAGCAATTGTAGAGCAAGGTAAACTATTAGGCTTCTATGTTACAAAGACAGAAAGTAAGGAAGTAGATCAATTTAGTAAGTTCTTGGATGAAGTTAAGGAGGATAAGTAATGAATATAATAGAGCGAATAAAGACAGAGAAGATTGCTATTAAGTGTAAAGACAGTGAAATAAACAGTTTACACAGAATTATTTTCGGAGAAAATTTTGGGGTAAATTGTGGCACGGCTTGGTTTTGTTCTCTTTTAGAGAAATTTTTGCCAACTCTTCCATTTGGATATTCTGAAATCACATTCAAAGAGTTTATGAAAGAGTACGAGAAAGAACAGATCGTGACAGATTGTCACAAACTTGAGAAATGTAAAAAATAAGGTGGAGGATTAGATATGTTTGGATTTATTTCATCAATATTTGGATCAGATAATTATTCAATTGAAAAGAAAAAGATCACAGAAGCATTTGTAAAGTTAGCTAATGAAGCAGAAAAGAATATGATAGATGTTTTTTCTATTGCTGTTGAGGGTGAAAATAATGCTTTGATAGGGGTTAGTACTGAAGGGAATTATTCAGCGCTCGGAGATCATCCTTTAGACATCATAAGCGAATGGGAGTAGATGTATGAGTTTATTTAATAAAGGATGTATATTTTTTTTATGTATTGCTTTATCTTCTCACTTTTTACTTGAAGAGTATTCTTTTGAAAAAATAGGCATAGTAACGATTATGTATATGTTGAATGAAATATATATTAAATTAAAGGAAACAAAATGAAACACATTAAGAACTTAGTAGTAACAACACAAGGTAAAGATAAAAAGTATTACAAGAACATTGGGAAGCTATTTGAACGAGAAGATGGCTCACAATGTATTCTTATCAACGCATTAGGAGAAGGTATTTGGGCTAATTTCTATGATCCAAAGCCTTATGAAGGAAAGAAGGAAACAAATAGCACATCAGAAGGAATTGTAGATGACGATCTGTCTCAAATTCCATTTTAGTTGACTACACCGTTCTAATGCAGTATAATTCTTTTACGGAGGATTTGCTATGAAAGTATGTAAAAGGTGTTTAAAGCAAAAAGAGTTATTTGAATTTTATAAACACAAAGATATGTTAGATGGATATCTTAATTATTGTAAAGAATGTACAAAAAAACGCGTAAAGGCTCACAGGATTAAAAATATAGATAATATTCGTGAATATGATAGACTTAGGGGTCGACTTGAATATAGAAAGAAGGCTAATAGAGAGAGGAATAGATCTTGTAATATGTCGGAAGCTCAAAAAAATAGAATAAATGAATCTAAAAAGAAATGGGCTAATAATAATAAAGAAAAAGTATATGCGCAAAACATTTTGTCAAAAAAGTTAAAGAAAGGTGAAATATTTAAACCAGATAAATGTATTAAGTGCGGCAGTATGTGTAGACTTGAGGCTCATCATCATGATTATACTAAACCTTTAGATGTTTTATGGTTATGTAAAGATTGTCACTCAAAAGAGCATAGGATTTATAAATAAAGTAGAGGGAGCGCAATCCTTGAGGAGGTGAATGCAAGCATCTCTACACAACGATAGAATAAGGTATTAGATGCCCTCGAATTATCATTGTCTAATACTGGAAATGCGTCAGCGCTTGAAAGACTTTGTCCTCTATTTTATCGAACTTGCATATTTTATTGTTATATTGTATATTTAGCGTGGTGGGGAAGTGGTCATCCTGCCAGTCTCATAAACTGGAGATCGTAGGTTCGAATCCTACCCACGCAACCAAATAAAGGAAGGTATTAACAAATGAATAAATATAAAATCGCTCAACCGTTATGGTTTGCACGTCATACAGATCGCAAAGCTTATAAAGGTTCTCCAGTTCAAATCTTAATTGAAAACGAAATGATCTACTATATGTTTGAAGTAAATACTTCTAACGGAACAGTACAAGAAAAGATTCCAGAAGAATACTGCTTTAAATCAAAAGAAGAGTTGGATAAAGGACTTATTAAATTAAATAAGTATTGGTCAACAGTAGATGCAATTAACAATAAGGCTCACGAAACATTTTTAAAGCATTCAACAAAGATGTTTAAAAAAGTAGTAACTCGTCCTGAATTTTCTGAATTGATCGAACAAGAGTCTGCTAATGAACAAGAACGATCTACAGAAGTTTAAATTATTAGCGAACAATTTCCCTGTATTTGCGAAGAACTGTCTTAAGATCAAGACTAAGACAGAAGGATTACAACCATTTATCCTTAATTCTCCGCAGTACAGGTTTATTGATTTCATCGAAAGAAAGTATAAAGAGAAAGGGCATGTACGTGTTGTTGTATTAAAAGCGCGTCAAATGGGTTTCTCTACAGTAACAGAAGGGTACTTCTTTTGGAAAACAATCTTTAATAAAGGTCATAACTCGTTTATTATGGCTCATGATAGACCTTCAACGTCTAACATCTTTGAAATGGTTAAGAGATATTATGACAATATCCCTGAAGCTATGCCAAAGCCTCCACTTGCTAAGAACAATGAACGTGCATTGATATTTGATTCAATCGATAGTTATTTCCGTGTTGGTACTGCTGGATCAGGAAGTATTGGTCGATCTATGACAAATAACTACTTACATATGTCAGAAGCAGCATTCTTTGAAAAGGCTGATGAGTTATCAGGTGGTATCATGTCAACAGTACCAGATGAAAACAGTATTGTTGTGTTAGAAAGTACCGCTAACGGTGTAGGTGGTTTCTTTTATGATAAAGTTATGGAGGGATTAGAGCCTGATAGTCCTTGGGATACTCTGTTTTATGCTTGGCATGAGTTTCCTGAATACACAGCGGACGTTCCTGATGGTTTTGTTCCAGATGATACAGAAGAAGAATTAAAACGTTTATATAATGTAACTGATGGTCAATTGATGTGGCGCCGTAATCGTATTGCAAAAGACTTTAAAGGACGTGAGCATATCTTTAGACAAGAATACCCATCAAATATCCAAGAAGCATTCTTGAGCACGCAAAACGCCTTAATTGGTGGTGAATACCTAGAGAGAGCAAGAAAGTCTGATATTAAGGATCAAAACGCTCCTGTTGTTATAGGTGTTGATCCTGCTCGTAGTGGTGATAGAACGGTTATTGCTATACGTCGTGGACGTGAAATATTGGAAATCCTTATCTTTGAGGAGATGAATGAAATGGAATTAGCTGGTAGATTAGCTATTCTTATTCGTGAATATAGGGCTGATGCTTGCTTTATTGATCCTGCTTGTGGATATGGGACAATTGATAGATTGCAAGAACGACATTTTAAAAATGTTTATGCTGTTCCATTTAACTCTAAGCCGTCTAATACTGAAATATATTCAAATAAACGTACTGAAATTTATGGGAATATGCGTGATTGGTTTATGCAACAAGGTGGTGTCCGTATTCCTGATAGTGATATAGTTATTCGTGATCTTGGTGTTACTCCTGATTTCACTATAAACAGTAAAGGTCAATGGGTAATGACAAGTAAGGATAATATCAAAAAAGAGAATAGTGGTCGCTCTCCTGATATCGCAGATGCGATTGCGTTGACATTCTCTGACCTATCGGTTAGAATTGAAGATGATCGAACATATAGTATAAAAACTATAAATAATCGGAGGAAATAAAATGGGTGACGGAAACGTATTAAAAAAAGCTGAAAAAGAAATAAAGCGTGTGGGTCGTCGTACTGAAGACGCTGTTAGATCTGCTGGTAAAGCAATGGATGTTAGTCTTATTGAGGCGATTAAAGATCCAGATAAGATTTCTGCTGCTATTGGAGGAGGAGAGCAGGTTATTTCATCTAAGAAGGCACAAGAAGAAATTGCAGAGGAAGCCGGATTATCTCAAGAGGTAGCCGTACCTGATCCAACATTGCCAGAGCAAGAAAAGCAAAATGAACAGGAGCGTAAGATTCGTCAGTATTTCACTACTGGTGGCGCATCTGGTCAAAAAGTAGCAGGTGTTTCAGGTCGTCAACGTTTATTTGGTAACTAATTCTTATAAGGATTTAGGATGGAAAGAAAAGAGCTTGATAATATTGTTAAGCGATTTAACGAATTAAAGTCAGATCGTTCTCAATATACTAATCTATGGAACGATATTGGAAAGTACGTGAATATTTACACGCAAGACTTTTCTAATGTTAATCAAACATCAAATGGTCGTCAATTAGATATTGAACTAAATGATAGCACAGCTATGGTTGCTGCTACTCAATCTGCTGAAAGTATCTTTGGTATTATTTGGGGATCGGGTGAGAATGTATTTGCACTTCGTCCATCGGATGATCTATTAGAGGAAATTGGAGACGATATTGAGGTTAAAGACTGGTATCGTTATGCAACTGATAAGAGTTTAGGTGAAATGAATCACCACATGGCTAATTTCTCTGGTGCTAAGCGTGAGGAAGTTTACGAGAAAGTAACTATCGGAACTGGTGCTGTTGGAGCATTTATCAACGAAGACTTTGAACGAGGAAGTGCTGATAATGCGCTTGAATTTAAATCATACACTGTAAAAGCAATTGCTATTGACGAAGGTCGTAACGGAATGGTTGATACTGTTTACGTTCAATACCGTTGGAGAATCAATCGAATCATTAAAACATTCTGTACAGAAGATGGTCAGATTTCAGAAGAAAATCTTGCTAAGATGCCTGAAAAATGGGTTGAAGCTTGGAATAGTGGAAACTCTAATCAAGAATTTGATCTTGTTTGCTGTGTAATGCCACAAGATAATTATAAAAAAGGTGTTATTGGGAAGTTCGGAGCTAAATATATTGCTGTTTGGTTCTCTGAAAACCCTAATCAAGACTTTGCTATTGAATATCATAAAAAGATGCCAATTATTACTGGACGAGGGATTAAACTTGCTGGCGAAACGTATGGACGTGGCTTTGCTACTGCATCTATTGGTACAATTAAATCACTAAACTATGTTATGGGTGATACACTAGAAGCTATCGAAAAGATGGTAAAACCTCCTCTAGGAGTGTTTAAAAGCGGTCTAATGGGTGATGATGTTATCGATACTAGCTCTAATTCAGTTACAGTTGTTAATGGGGATAAAACAGGTGGTCAAAACCCTATCTTCTCATTATCTGATGTTAAGGATGTGAGCGGTACTATTAACTTCTTATTCCCTTATATGAAAGATCAAATTTCAGATAGTTTCAAAACAGATGCTTTGATGGACTTTAACTCTGCTAAAGAAATGACAGCAACAGAAAGTCTTCAACGTATGCGTATTCGTGCAAATGTATTACGCGGTATTTTGACACAAGAAAAGAATGAAAGTCTAATCCCATTGATTGATCGTTCTATTTCGTTATTATTACAACTTGGTATTCTTGGTTTAAAGCCAACTGATGATCCTAAATTGTTGGAAGCACGTCGTGAAGTGTCTCCGCAATCAATTATCCCTGATGTGGTAGCACGTTATATGAGTGAAGGAAAATCATGGTATAAGATCGAGTTTACAAATGAGCTTGCAAAACTAAGCAAGACAGAACAAATGGATGGCATAAACCAAATGTTAATGATTCTACAGTTCTTATCGGGAATGGATCAAACAATCGTAATGGGTACAGATAATTATAAAATCTTAGATATGGTTAACGAAATCATGAATAATGACCCTAAATTATTGATTGGTGATAAGAAGTTCCAAGAACGTGTTGCAGAAATGCAAAAGCAACAACAGGTTGCTGCTGGATTGGAAGCTGCGGAATCAATGGCTAATACTAAAAAGACACAAGCTGGAGCAGTAAAAGATGAACGACAATCCCAAACTGGTACTTAAAAACAGAACGGATGTATTAGAAGAAAAGCAAAAAAAAGATCAAGAGATTCTAGAAAAGGAATTAGAGAAGCTTTCTTCTTGTGCAGATGAATTATTTACGACTGAAACAGGTCAATTTTTCTTAAAGAATATTATTAAGCTTTGTGGAGTATGTGAAACAAAGTCTTATTTAGGTGCAGATATGCTTCATTTCAGAGAAGGGATGAAGTACGTCTATACAAATGGTTTCAAGAAGTTATTGAATCCAATCACGTTGGCAAAACTAGAGAAGGAGGTCTTAAATGACAGAAGTTAACGAAACTGTAGAAACAGGATCAGTTGAAACAGGTGGGGAAGTTCAGGCGACTGAAACACAAACAACTGAAACTCAAACTACAGAGCCACAAGGTTTTGGTATTCCTGATGAATACAAAGAAGCTGGATGGGCAAATAAAATTATGGGTGAAGATGGAAACGTCGATCAAGAAAAACTATTTAAACATATTCACAATGTTAATAGCTTAGTTGGTCAAAAGACTGTTGGTTTACCTAATTGGGATAATGCTGATGAAGTTCAGGAGTATTTATCAAAGGTAGCACCTGAAAGCACAAGTGATTATAATTTTGGTGAAGCACATGAAACATTTCAAAATGTTATGGGTGAAGCCTTTCAAAAAGCTGGATTACATCCTAAACAAGCTGAATCACTTATTGAGGCTTATCGTGGAATGGAATCACAACAACGTGAAGCAACTTATGGAGATGAAGCTTTAAACCAAGCTGGTACTGAAAAATTCCCTGATGGAGCATGGGAAAGCAAGCAAGACAATTTTGTTACAATGCTAAAGATTGCTAAAGATAACGGGAAACAATTTAGTGCATTACAAAAAGTTCCTAATGACGCTTTGATTGAAGTTGTTGATATGTTAGACTTTTATTTTGGGAAGTTTAATGTTGCAGCGGATACTAATTTGAATAAACCTGTATCTAATCAAACAAGTTCAGAACGACACGCTGATGTATTTAAAGAATACATGGAAGCAACGAATAAAGGATCATTATCACCAGAAAAACAAAGTGCTTATCTTGAACGATTAAGTAAAGCTAAACGATAGGAGGCTCGAATGGCGAAAAAAGCAAAAATGTGGAAAGTAAAGGTTATTGGAACGTATTACTTTAATAATAAAAACCCTGATGAACGTGAATATGAAGTAGAGGGGATTATCCCTATGTGTGAACGTGGTTGGGTGTTAAGTTTCTTAAAGGCTCACTACTTAACAAAATGGATTCATGATAAATATAAAGAGCGTCCTTCATTGGTTGCTACTTATGATCTTGAAAAAGTTGAAGAAGTTGAAGGTGATTTAAAAGTAGATGGAATGGATATTGATACAATGGGATGGGATGAGTTGCGTGAAATGGCGACAGCCTTTACATTAACAACTATTCCTGTTGCTAAAAAAGGGTCATTGAAAGATGCTCGTGAAAAAGCAAAGAAAGCCTACTTAGAAGAAATTATGCAAATTGATCTATCAGAACAAAAAGATGTTCTTAAAGGAATGCAAAACGGCAAGCCTATTGTAGACTTGTCTGGAAAAAGCATTAGTGTTCGCTTGTCTGATATGATTAAAGCACCTACTAAGGAAGAGCGTTCTTTAGAAGCGACTTTACGTGCTGTTCGTGAAGAAGAGGATGAAAAGATTAAGCTTGAAGGAACGACAGGAGGAGCTACTGTAATTAAGTAGTTTAGGAAAGAGCCTCACTTAATTGTGGGGCTTTTTATGTATTTATAAAATTAAACTTTACATTTGCATTGACTTTTAAAACATAATGCATTATCATGACAATTGTTCATGTCGTCATATTGGTTACTAAATCCAATCATGTCTATTATCCCCTTGACTTTGGTTGAGGGGTTTTCAAAATCGTACCCCTATTGACTGTATTTCTTGACTTTGTTATTATTTACATATCGGGACACTCGAGTTCATCGACCCCAAAGAATTATGGTAATCCATACGGTAAAGACCGTTATCTTAGATAGACCCGCAAGGACACTCTGTCGTTGAAAATAATATATAAATGAAAATAAACCTAAAACAAAAGAGGGAATACAATGGGACTATACAATCCAAGTATTGAACAAGGTTTACGTCAAACGTTTGAAAACAACTTTTATATGTTGTCTCAACAAACAGACAGTCGCCTTGCTAACTCACCAGCCGTTAACTACATTACTGCTGATGGGAACAAACATAATATTTCACGCGTCGACAAAACAGAATTGATCGAAGCTAACACTCGTAACCCTAAAAAACAATACATCGACTTGTCAATTGACAACCGTGCATTAGTTGTAAAACGCTATACACGTACTTTCTTGATCGACAAAAAAGATGCTCGTGAAATGGTTGCTGATCCAAAATCATCTATCTATGCTCAATTGATGGCTGCTTGCGCTCGTACACAAGATCGTGTAATTGCTGCTGCTGCATCTGCTGACGTAGAAGTAGGATCATCTGACTCAGCGAAAACAACTCGTACTGCTGCTCAAGACGGTGTTATCACTATCGACGCAACATCAGGTGGATTAGTTTACACTGTAACAACAGAAGTTATGGAAAACTTCATCAATAACGATGTGATCTACAATCTTATGGATTCAAATATCACTTTGGCTATTGCTGGACAAGAACATACTGACCTTGTATCAGAAGACAAATTCATCAACAACGACTTCACAGAATTTCGTCCAGTAGATAAAGGAACTTTGAAACGTGCTAACGGTATGACTGTTATCGCTTTTGCTGGTTCAAAAACTGGTGGGATCACAGTTGACAACCCAATCTTAAAAGAAGATTCAGGTGTTCGTACTAATATCGCATTTGCTCCAAAGTCTATTGCTTTAGCTATGCGTTTAAAAGAGTTCGACTACCAAGAAAAAGAAGCTGGGTACGTTAACTCTTCATCAATCACAGTTGTATTTGAAATTGAAGCTATTCGCTATGAAGGTGAAAAAGTTCAATTGATTACAACAACTATTTAATAGGAGGTTAATATGGCTGACGTATTTTCAACTGAATATACTGCAAAACCTAAAGCTGAAGTATTTAACAAAGGTATTCAAGCTCGTACTGTTCCATTCACATTTGCAATCGCTTCTGGCGATCCAGCATTGAATGATGAAATGGTAATTGCTCGTAACTTATCTTATGGTGAATACATCTTAGGTATTGAATTGCAAGGTGGAGCAACTGCTCTTGTGCTAGACGCTGGTTTCCGTAAAACAGAAAACGGTGAAGTATTAGACGCTGACGCTCTTATCGACGGTCTTGCTTCTGCTGCTTTGACGGGAAAAGACTATAAAGGTACAAGTATCTCTTCATTCAACGAAGCTGGTACTATCGGGGAACTTTTAGGCAAGAATGACACAGAAATGCCTGCTTACGGTGCCGATCGTGACTGGGAAAC